TAGAGAAGAACGAGTCTGATTTATATGTACAGCTAGTCAACGGAGCTAGGATACGGTTATTCGGAGCTGATAATGCTGATGCCATGAGAGGTTTGGGATTTGATGGCGTTTATCTGGACGAATATGGAGATTTTAAGCCTAGCGTATTTGGTAACGTCATTAGACCTGCGCTGTCAGACAAGCAAGGCTGGTGCGTTTTTGGCGGTACTCCAAAGGGTAAAAATCAGTTTTGGAACATATACAATACGGCTCAAAAAATACCTAGCGAGTGGTTCTGCTTAAACCTGCCAGCATCAGTATCTAAGTTATTGCCAGAGGGCGAACTTGAAGCTGCGAAGGCTCAACTATCACCTGACCAGTATATGCAGGAGTACGAGTGTAGCTTCGAGGCTGCGATACTTGGCGCGTACTTTGGTACAGAGATGCGTGAGGCTACAGAGCAAGGGCGCGTTACTAGAGTAGCCTACGACAATAACGCGCCTGTTCATACTGCTTGGGACTTGGGATATAGGGATGATACGGCGGTCTGGTTTTATCAGGTAATCAGAGATGAAGTACATTTAATAGACTTTTACGCCGTTTCTGGTGCTAATATTGATGAAATTGCTGCAAATATCCTGTCAAGGCCGTATAATTTCGGTAAGCACTATTTACCTCATGATGCACGAGCTAAGACATTAGCGGCTGCTGGTAAGTCAGTAATCGAGCAATTAGCGGTACATTTTGGCATCAATAGCCTAGCTATCGTGCCAGACCTGTCAGTACAAGACGGTATACAGGCTGTTCGTAAAGTCTTGCCGCAGTGCTGGTTTGATGCAGACAAGTGCAGTGAAGGCATAGAGGCTTTACGTCAATACCAACGAGAGTATGATGAGGACAAGAAGGCGTTTCGGCAGACACCACGACATGACTGGTGTAGTCATCCGGCAGACGCTTTCCGAATGTTATCAATAGCTTGGCGGTCAGAGCCGCGAGTCAGACAACCTGATGCAGCTAAACCGCTGATGGTAGGAGAGCAAAACACAGCAACACTTAACGATGTGTGGGCGCAAGCAAATCAACCTAAGAGAGGCAGAATATGAGCATACAATCACCATTTAGATACCAGTACGAACACGTTGCAGCCAGTCAAACAGCACAAGTTCTAGGCGGCACAGGCGCAATCGGTGACTACATCCACAGACTAATATGTACAGTCACCACCGCTGCTACAGGCAATGTAGTTCTGGTAGACGGAACAGGCGTAGGCATATTGACCCATACAGTGCTACCTGCATCATGCGGCACAGGTATCAATGTCTACAATATCGAGATCAACGTTGCATCTACTACTGGTGCATGGAAAGTAACGACAGGAGCAGGTGTTGAGGTTATGGCTGTAGGCATATTCTCAGCATAATGCCTAGTCCTAAACAATACGCAGAAGGTCTGAAAGCTAGAGACAAGGTATATGGGTATGAGATACGCGACCCATCTGAGTCTGAGAATACATACTTTAAGCAAAACCCTAACGTAACAGGCATGGCTGCTGATGACGGTAGAATCATATTAAACTCCTTTAGCGGCATGAGTCCTGAGAGCCAGAGGAGCGTTGCTGGTAATGAGGCTACAAGGCTGTACATGAGAGACAAGGGTTACAAGTTTGACTTTCCTGTACCGCAAGCCAGTCAAGCACCGTTTAAGGGTACTGTATATGCAGACCCAGAGAACTTACATCACCTGCAAAGCACAATAATTGCTCGTGGCGTAGTGGGAGATCAATCTGCTGGTGAGATAACTCCTGCACAGAAGGTATGGATAGACAGGATTAAATCTGAAATGTCAGGTAGATAAGAATGCCAAGTCCTAAACAACTAGCTGCTGGACTACAGACCTATACGCCAAAGCGTACTTTGTTGAGTGAGACGGTCAATGGCGTTGAGATTACGCCACAGCAGTCTGCTGCTCTATCTGCAACTAACCCTGCATACCAAGCAATGGACACATACGGTGAACAGGCTAAAGCTAGATTAATTGGCGCACCAGCAGTAGAACCGTCACTAGATACCTTTGCTGAACAAGCTAAAGCTCGAATGATGGCAAGGCAAAACGCCCTACGTTAAACAGGACAGAAAATGACCGAAACTCCAATTGAGAAATATCTAAACGTAATCGGCGCATACGACAACGAGTTCAAGAAGTGGGAGGCTCGTTCTGCAAAGATCGTCAAACGCTACAGAGATGACAACCGCAGCCAGAACAGTAACGAGACGGCAAAGTTTAATATTCTCTGGTCAAACGTACAGACCTTAATTCCAGCAGTCTATTCTAAGCTGCCTATGGCTGACGTATCGAGAAGGTTTGGAGACAATGACCAAGTAGGTCGTGTTGCCTCACAGATCATTCAGAGAGCGATTGACTACGAGATTGAGCATTACCCAGACTTCAGAGCGACTATGAAGAACGCGGTGCAGGATCGCTTTCTTGGCGGTCGTGGTGTCGCATGGGTACGCTACGAGCCGCATCTAATTGAGCGTGATATGCCAGAAGATGGGCTACAGGTTACTGAGGACGCTGATGAAAAGGATGTAACGAAAGGTGACACCCCAGAAACCTATGAAGAGATCGAGTACGAATGCGCTCCTACAGACTACGTTCACTGGAAGGACTTTGGTCACTCAGTAGCTCGTACATGGGAAGAGGTCACGGTTGTATGGCGCTGGGCTTACATGACGCGAGAGGCGCTTATAGAGCGTTTTGGTGAGGAGTCTGCAAAGAAGATACCTCTGGACAGCGGCCCACAGACACTAACTTCCTACGGTCAGTCTAGCAAAGAGCATACACGCGCTAAGATATGTGAGCTATGGGATAAGGAAAGCGGCAAGGTCTACTGGTTTAGCAAGAACAGCAACTACATCATAGACGAGCGTGATGACCCCATCGAGGTCGAGGGCTTTTTCCCTTGTGGCAAGCCTCTGTACGCTACTTTAACCTCTGATTCTCTAGTGCCTGTACCTGACTTCGTGCTGTATCAAGATCAGGCTACAGAGCTGGACATTTTGAGCGACAGAATTGACGGTTTGGTCAAGGCTTTAAGGGTACGAGGAGTATATGACGCAAGCCAGCCAACACTACAACGTCTACTGACAGAGGGAGACAATAATACTCTGATACCTGTCGATAAGTGGATGGCATTCAGTGAAAAGGGTGGGTTGAAGGGTAGTATCGACATCCTACCGCTAGATGTCATAGCTGCTACGCTCATCAACTGCTACCGGGCAAGAGAGGACATAAAGAGCCAGATTTACGAGATTACAGGCATATCTGACATTATCAGGGGTCAGACCAGTGCAAGCGAGACCGCAACTGCACAACAGATCAAGGGCCAGTATGCCGGGCTAAGATTAAGAGCAATGCAGGAAGAGGTGGCATTGTTTGCGTCTAGCCTGATTAAGCTCAAGGCGCAGATCATGTGTACCAAGTTCCAGCCACAGACTCTATTGCAGTACGCTTCTGCACAGCAGATGTCTGAGGCAGATCAGCAGTTGATACCACAGGCTATAGAGCTTCTTAAAGACTCGCCACTAGCTAACTTTAGAATAGATGTCGAGGCTGACAGTCTGGTGCAGTTGGATGAAGATCAGAACAAGCGTAACCGTGTAGAGTTCCTACAGGCGTTCGGCGGCTTCTTAGGTCAAGCCTTACCTGTAGGCCGTGAGTCACCTGAGATGATACCAATGCTGGTAGAGGTGATGAAGTTCGGTATCGGAGCGTTTAAGCAAGCAGAACCTATCGAGGGTACTCTGGATGCCGCACTGGAACAGATGAAGGCAGCATCACAGCAGCCTAAACAGCCGCAGCCTGACCCTGAGCAAATAAAGATGCAAGCGCAGCAACAGTCTGAACAGATGAAAATGCAAGCAGATGCACAAGCCGCACAGATGAAGGCACAGATTGACGTACAGGCTCAACAAGCACGAGTACAGGCAGATATGCAGATCGAGCAGATGAAGCTACAGGCAGACGCACAGCTAGAACAGATGCGCCAACAGATGAAGATGCAGGAGCTACAATACCTAGATCAGTTTAATCGCTACAAAGCACAACTAGACTCATCTACTCGCATCATGGTCGCAGAGATAGGCGCAAAGGCACAGGTAGATAAGGTTCGTGAGGCAGAAGAGGCCGCTAATACTGAAGTAGCTATTGTTCTGGGGCAATCATGAGACAGTCTTGGGTATATATAGACGGAGAAGCCGTAGAGGTAGGCGCAGAGCAATATGATGCTAAGGTCTACATCATGCCTGACATAGCTCCTTACAAGTCTATGGCTGATGGCACAATGATTACTGGTAGGGCTATGCACCGTGAGCATCTAAGGAAGCATAACTGCTTTGAGGTCGGTAACGAGACTATGACAAGCCGCGCACCTGTCGTAAAAGATACACGCAGAGAAGTATTAAGCGCACAATTAGCAAATATGTCGCATAATCAGGCCAACAAGCTACTGGATCGTATGCGAGATAACCAAAGGTTTACCAATAACCCCCACAGGGAGAAATAAATGGATATGCCAGAGTCAGTACCCGATACAAACGTAATAGACAGAAAAGAACTACTAGCACAGCAGTTTGATGAATTAGAGACAGAGCCAAAGGCTGAGAGAGTACGCAGTGCTGATGGCAAGTACGCGCCAACAATACCTGTAGAAGCTCCAGAAGTAGTAGAAGAGCCTCCAGTATGGCAAAGAGCGCCTGCATCATGGAAGAAGGACTACCACGAGGAATGGGCGGCGGCCTCGCCAAAACTACAAGAATACGCATGGCAACGTGAAGAGCAGATGCGGGCTGGTGTCGAGCCGCTTATAAGTAAGGCTCAGTACGCTGATGAGATGGAACGGGTAGTACAGCCGTATCTCAATACGATAAACGGTCTAGGAATTAAGCCTAGTGAAGCCATTAGCGGGTTATTGCAAGCGGATAACATCTTACGCAACGGCTCGCCACAGGAAAAGGAATACTACTTTGCTCAGTTGAGAGAGCAATATGGTATGGGAGCTGCAAATCAGGATGGTATGCAACAAGCACCGCAGCATGATATAGTATACGGACTACGCAACGAGTTAAACTCAGTGCGCGGCGAGATGCAGCAATGGAAGCAAGAGAAGGAAGCTGAATCTAGCAAGATTATGAACGGCGAAATAGACTCATTCTCACAAAAGAAAGAGTATTTCGAGGAGCTTCGACCAGCAATGATCCAACTGCTACAAGGCGGTATGGCTAATACGCTGGATGAGGCTTACGACA